AAGCTCTCATCAATTATCGTAACTTGTACGCCTGGGGAAACTAGTGCCATATCGTTATCTCCTGAGTTAGTTCTCTCATAATATTTAGCGTAGTCTAGTAAAAATGGGCAGTTATAACATATCGAAAAGGGGTTAAAAAGGTGTAAATATCTATATGCGACCACTTTGCAAATGCGGTTTACGACCCCGTGCAGTTAACTATAAGAAAAACAACAGAACTTACTATAGAAGTCTCTGTGAAATCTGCATGGCTCACGGAGTTAATCATGGAATACCCCGCTGGTTTAGAGCAGGGTATAGGATGAAGTTGCAGTGTGATCGATGTGGATTTAAAAGTGTCCACCGTGACCCGTTCAGGGTATTTCACATCGACGGCAATTTAGATAACTGCCGGCCTGCAAATTTAAAAACAGTTTGTGCTAACTGTGTCAGTGTACTAGCCAAGGACGGAGTTAACTGGCGGCAGGGCGATCTCGTTGCTGACTATTAATTTTGCTTGGTTATATAGATCGTCAATAGAGCTGTTGTTGTCTACAATTACATCAAAATCTGTGCCAACCCAAGCAGTTTCACTGGCGTGAATTTTACGCATTTTTAATTCTTGTACAGCATAGTTATGACCCTGATTTGCGTTGACTGCAACATCATACCAATCGGGTAATTCACCACGTTGTACCCAAATGATCTTACCGCCTGCATCACGAATACTCTGTATTTCATTAGGAAAGCGGCAATCACTGATTACCACATTGTCTTTGCTGTTGCGGATTTTATTTTCTAGGCTGGCAATCCAGATGTCATCATGAAACGCTTTGCGACAAACTTCTGTGCCCCAATATTGCAGTACCCATCTAGGAGTTAGTGTAGGCATTGCCAGTCGTTCTGCCCACCAAGGGTCAACTTGTTCACGCCATTCGCGGGCTTCTTTAGTACGGCCTTCCAACAGTGTACGGTCCCAACCAAACACCGCGGCCACCGCGTCTTTTAATGTATTAGCAAAACTTTCCCTGCGAAACTCATGAAAGTTAACTAGATAGTCAGCAACTGTATCTTTGCCGCTGCCAATAAATCCACATATTCCAATAATCATAATAGTCTCCAACTAAGACTATTATACTATACTAAATTACTAGGGTCAACCTATTATGAATGAATAGCCCTGGCCGCCTGGAACCAGTTTCATTAGATCGTCTGTGAGTTTTTCAATTTCTGCTTGAGCTTCAGATTTCATTGCGGCGCCGTTCAATGCGCTGCCGCCTTGTGGTCCGGCAATTTGAGCAAACTTTTCACGTGCCTGTCCCAGCATCATTTTGCAGTTAGCTAGACTGAAATCTTTTACCCATTGACCTGCATATACATCACTGATGATTGCAAAGTCAGGCTTGGTATTGTAAACCCAAAGCATGACTTCTTCTTCACCACGGGGACGTTGCATGATGGTTAGTTTATGGTTTTGAGGATTCCAATTGTAGTTGATAAAACTTCCAAACATCTTACCAACCAATTCTTGATACTGGGCAAATAGTTCATAGGTTAGCAGGCCGCCCATGTTTGTTGATGACAGCAAATAGGTGTTTGTATAAGCTAGGTTAAACGGTTCAAACACTGTACCACCCGTGCCGTTTCCTGTGCGTGAACCAACGCTTCTACGATATATTTGTCTGACCTGCTGAATTTCTTTTGGTAAAATATATTCGTTTTGATCCTGTAACAGAGTTAAAAATGCATAACTTTCTTCTACAGAATTATCGCTGCGTTGTCGAAAAACGGCCAGGCTGCGATTCAGTGCTGTTTCGTAGTGTATAGGGTCTAGCTCTATGTCGACCATGCCGTCACCTAGCATGGTTTTGCAGTAGTCGTAGACTTCTTTTTTAGCTTGATCTATTTGGTTCATACAAGTATTTATCGTAGCGGTAAATATACTACTATGCCGCGACTAAGCCTCTACCGCCCAGAAAAGGGCAATGATTATAAATTTATCGACCGAAGTATTTGGGAGATGTTCCAGATTGGCGGCACTGATGTGCTGGTCCACAAATATCTAGGACCTGGAACAGCCACGCAGGGAAACACTCCCAGCACACCTACTTACGATACGACCAATCCTACACAAATACAAGATCTATTGTTTTTAGAAAACCGTGATCGTAAATATGATCCCGATGTTTACGTAATGCGTGGTGTGTATAACATGCAGGACATTGACTTTAACCTAAGTCAATTTGGATTGTTTTTACAGAATGACACACTGTTTATGACTTTTCACATCAACGATACTGTGGAAAAACTAAGCCGTAAAATCATGGCAGGCGATGTACTAGAGTTGCCGCATTTGAAAGATGAGTATGCTCTCAATGATTTAAATTTTGCTCTCAAGCGTTTCTATGTTATTGAAGAAGTCAGTCGAGCAGCAGAAGGTTTTTCAGTAACTTGGTATCCACACCTATATCGTGCCAAATGTAAACCACTGGTTGACAGTCAAGAATTTAAACAAATACTGGATGCTGTGCAAACTGATGCAGAAGGCAATGACACCAATACCAGTCTACGTGACATCATGTCCACGTATGAAAAAGAAATGCAGATCACTGCAGGTGTTCTTGATCAAGCAGAAGCCGATGCTCCCAAGAGTGGATATGATACTACCAAGTTCTATCATCTACAACGAGGACCAGACGGAAATCCTCAATTGATCAGTGCTGACCTAGAAACAACTTTTATTACAGATAATCAACCGCAGGCCACAGATGAGAACGGTGCTCCGTTGTTTGACACTGATGGCAATCCCGTATATGCTGGCGTTACTGCTGATCAAACTTATCGTTCAATTGAACGTCCCGGTTACGGAACATTAAACGGCAACACTAGTCCTTGGCTAGACGATGCATTGCCGGCCAATGGAGCTAGATTTACTTCGGGCATTGCATTTCCAGCCAATCCACAAGAAGGTCAATTTGCCCTGCGCACTGATTATCTACCAACACGACTGTTTAGATACAGTGGTACAAGATGGATCAAGATTGAGGACAATGTACGTATGACTATGAATAATCTAGGTTCTAGTGATGTTGAAACTGGCAATAGGTTTGAAGGCAAAGACGTTAGACAAACACAAAAAGCAGACTTTATTAACAATACCAAGACAGCAACAATTCAAGGTAAGGTTGTTAAGGAGCGCCAGAGCTTGAGCAAGGCTCTTAGACCAGAGGCAGACGAATAATGCACATCTACAAGTTTACACATAAAGAAACAGGACGATGTTATATAGGTCAAACTATTCAGGATCCTAATAGGCGTAGATTAGAGCATATTGCTGATAGTAGACATACTCCAAAAACCTATCACTTTCACAATGCATTAAAAAAATATGGAATAGATACTTTTACATTTGAAGTAATTGCTGAAGCAACTTCATTGACAGAATTAAATCTTCTAGAAGAAAAATATGTAGATCAATATGATGCTATCAACAATGGATTTAATATTCGCCAGGCAGGTGGGAATAAATTACATTCTACAGAAAGCAAACAAAGAATGAGCGAAGCGCAAAAAGCTGCTCATGCTAACCGTCGTGAATTGAACGGCGACAAACATGAGAAACATAAAAAACACATCTGGACAACTGCACACCCTAACAAAGGTGGCACGAAAAGAGAAGCATTTAGCAAGGGAACGCTGACATGGAAGTTAGAAAATGGTGTGCGAGTATTTTACAAGAAAGAGGCTTCGGTTTAACACCGATGAAATAAAATAGACTACTTCTACGACGGTCAGATACGCCGATATGTCACACAATTCATGCGTGTGTTTATAGGGTTCAAATATAAAGCCGGTGACGGTGAAGAAAGGTTAGTTCCTGTTATGTACGGTGACCTCAGCAAACAGGTAGCTGGAATTATCAAAGACAACAGTGAAAACAAAATGCCCACTGTGCCTAGAATTGCCTGTTACATCACTGGCTTAGAATTAGACACCAGTAGACTTTCTGATCCAACGTTTGTCAGCAAGATGCAGATAAGAGAGCGCACCTACGAAGATGTTGCTGGCCAACGTGTCTACGGCAACGAACAAGGTGCCGGGTATACTGTTGAGCGCCTAATGCCTACACCTTTTAAGTTAAAAGTCAAAGCAGATATCTGGACCAGTAACACAGATCAAAAACTACAATTGTTAGAACAAATACTGATTTTGTTCAACCCAAGTTTGGAAGTTCAGACCACAGACAACTACATTGACTGGACCAGCCTTAGTGTGATCTATCTCAGCAGTACCAGTTTTAGTTCTAGAACTATTCCTCAAGGTGCTACTGAAGACATCGATATTGCCAGTTTAGAATTTGAAATGCCAATCTACATCACACCTCCAGCCAAGGTCAAGAAGCTAGGTGTTGTTCGTGCTGTGGTACAAAACATGTTTAACAACACCGGCGATGCGGTTAACATCAATAATTTAATTTACAACGACGGTGACATTGTAAACACTGTGGAATATAAACGCTATGGCATTGTCATGCTCAAAGGCGACAATGGCATTGCTGGTGATTATAATATCAGTATCGTAGATGTCGGGCAGGCTGTTATTGATGCAGGATTAGATTTACCTCCAGACAAAATTGGCAAGAAGCTTGATTGGCAATTGGTATTAGATCAATATGGTGGCTACAAGGCGGGTGTTAGCCGTATTACTTTTAAGACAGCAACTGGCGGAGAGATTATAGGTACTATAACAATAAATCCTATTGACCCAACAATCCTAGTGGCCAGCTTAGACATGGACACTGTGCCTGGAAATACAGAATTAACAACAGGAACATATCCAGACGGCACTGTCTATACCAGTGTTAGATCCTCTAGTAAAGGCACAATAGATGCAATTATTAATCCCTACAATTTTAATCCATTAACAACTTACGGAACCAAAGCAAATTATCCTCTAGGTCTAAGATATCTAATGTTAGATGACTTGAATTTATTCCTAGCTCCGAGGCTGGCTCCTAGTATTACTACCAATATCATAGACACTGACATAGACTTTTATAGAATAACTAGACCCGACCAACGAGAAAAGGCCAGTGCTGCCAATTTGCCTAGAAGCTATAGAAATGTTTTTGAAGCCAAGGTATATGTCAACGGAGTTTCTGTACCATTTACTGAAGTTGAAGATGGCGGTAAATTTCAAACATTTAACAGTGAAAGCTATAGAACAGAATCTGGCAAATACAAAATACGCTTAAATGAGTTTCCTCCGTTAGAAGATGACGAAGGCAATGCCAGCGTTGTCAAATATGTTATAGAGCGTTACACCTACCCAGATTGGTATACTGAGGGAGATGACCCGGATACCATACTTGTCGAAACTGATGTTTATCTGCCGGGCAAGCCCGAGCGTAGCAGTGGTCCAGAAGCATGGAAGAATCTCAATGGCTCAGACTCCCATATCAAAGCCAACAGCATTATAGAATGGAATGGTAGTCAATGGGTTCGAGTATTTGACCCTGATGACATTACCACAAACATATTCATTACCAATTTACGAACTGGTATACAATATAAGTGGGATGGCGCTCAATGGCTGAAATCTTTTGAAGGTGAGTATTTGCCAGGATCTTGGAGATTGACTCTAAACCCCTGATAAGTACTGGATGCAACAGCGTGCCGGTCTTCTATTCCTTTGTAAAAAGACAAAAAGAGTCTT